GGCTCATAGCTGAAACTTCCAAGCTTGGTAGAGTAATGCGCCAAGATCTTAGACTTGACGTTGCTGATTTAGATGAAACGGGAAGTCGTTTTTTTAAAGCCAGCTACTTTAATCCTCATAGACTTGGTCCCACAGTCAAAGAGAGTGATGTTGAACAGTTTATTTTGGAGTAAACTTTGTTAGATGTGTTTTTCATTAGTATGCAAGAAGAAGGTGCTGATGAAAATTTTGCACGGCTACAGGAATTTGTGCCTCATGCTTGCCGTATTGACAATGTGGTTGGTATTTACAATGTTCACCGCACTTGCGCGGAACGCAGCACCACAGATAACTTTTGGGTAGTTGATGCCGACGCCTGGATACTAGATAACTTTGATTTTTCCTGGGAACCCAATGATGAAATTCAGCAATTTGGAGTACCAGAATCCAAGTGTGTACATGTCTGGCCAAGCATAAATCCAGTTAACGGTCTGACCTACGGTTATGGTGCTGTAAAAGTTTTCCATCGGGCTCCATTTTTAGAAAGCAAATCCTGGAACATCGATGTCACTACTTCCATGGCACCATTGGTTACTAGAGATATCATTAGTTGCGAAACAAGATTCAATGTTACACCACAAAGTGCTTGGATAGGTGCATTTAGAGAATGTGCCAAGCTGTCATCTTTAGTCGTAATCAAAAACAGAATTAAAAAGATTCGCCAGCAAGAACAAAGCGAACTTGAAGAACTTTCAAGTTATGTATCAACACAAGATTGGGATGATGTACAAAAAAACAATTATCGTCGCAGCAAATCTATAGTTATCACTGAACAATACAAAGTACAAAAAGAAATATACCATTTCTGGTCAGAAATAAATGAAATAGCTCAGCGGAACTTGATTTGGTGTACTGAAGGATGGAACAATAAAAACGGAAAATATGCAGTTTTAGGCGCACAAACTGGAACAAAGTTTGGATTAGCTTATGGCGATTCACCAGGATTAGAACTGATCAATGATTGGTCGTGGTTAAAAAAGGAATTTGAGACTCATGTCACTGTTTAATTTTGCCAAGTCGATAAAAAAAGAAAGTCATATTCTTGGACAGTTTCCAGTGGCATTTTTAAGCTACGACGAACCCAATGCTGACCAACACTGGGATCATCTAAGAAAAAATCGTCCAGGCAATCTTCTTCAAAGAGTACATAAAGTCAAAGGATTTGATGCAGCACACAAAGCCGCTGCCGCTGCTTTCTCCAATGCCAGTCATGTTATTACTGTGGATGCTGACAATCTAGTTGACTTGAACTTTTTTAATTTGCACTTACATGCCAATATTGAATTGCCCATCAGCTATTCATGGAATGGATACCAACATACCAATGGCCTGGTGTATGGCAATGGTGGTATCAAGCTATGGAATCGACAACATTTAGAAACCATGCGTAGCCACGAAGCAGCAGACAATAAAAGAGATGCTGTGGATTTTTGCTGGGATGGCACACAATACAAAACTTTATCAGGTTGCTGGTCAACCACCTTTACTAATGCTAGTGCTTATCAAGCATTTCGCGTTGGTTTTAGAGAAGGCGTAAAGCTCAGTATGGATCAAGGCAATGTGGTGCCATTTGACCAGTGGACTGCTAGAATTCACGGCGCCAATTTTCAGCGACTTTTGACATGGATGACAGTTGGTGCTGATGTAGACAATGGAGCATGGACAATCTACGGCGCTCGTCTGGCAGTTAAGTTGCTGCAATACGATGACTGGGATCCAATTCATATCAGAGACTATGAGTGGTTTGAAGATTTCTTTAAAAACCATAGTAAACTTGATCCGGTCAAAGCCAATTTAGAATTAAGCAAACCACTCAGTGCTGGTCTAGGATTTACACTACCTGAATTTTCTGCGGAACATAGTGCTATTGTAAAAAGAATGCAATTTCATGCTAATAAAGAACTCACCGATAAAGATGTAAAAGCTCAGACAAATTTAAAATTTTATGGTTGGTTCAATGAATAAGCTTAGAGAACTGCAAAACTCTGTGTTGATATTTCTCGATGAAGCAATTGGTCATCGTCGCAGCCTGCACATGTTACATAGATGGTTTGAGACAGGATCTGACACCGACCTATGCGAATTGGTAGTGCAAGTAGGAAGAGAACACTATATTGATCTATGGCCGTTGATAAACTATTGCCGTAGGAAACCAGATCCAGTGACATTTTTAAGCTACGATAAATCTAATCATATTGACCAAACAGTACACAGTTTATTTCAGCGTCATCTTCGCTTGCCAATGGACTGGACCAACGGAAAAGAAGTAATGCTTTCTCCTATTCCTTCATGGTTAACGCCTAAATTTAAAAGCGGTGATATACAGCAAGGTGTATTCTGGGAGTTGTATGATTGGATAAAGTTAAATTCTACCCTACACCCCGAACCATTGTCAATAATCCCCTATGTATTTGACAAAATCAATGAATCATCAGCTGATTTAACCAAGCTAGTAGACTTATTAAAAATTTTCTTTGGTGATACTATATTAAATTGTTTGCATGACGAATCTATGGACTGTTTTGTCAAAGAAGTAACGAAATATTATCTTTATTATGATAGTAGTATTAGCACCTTGTGTGGTGTGATTGGTGAGAATCCTGATGTAAATTGGAAAGATGCACTGAGTAGAGATCAAATCCAAAGTAAACTTTGGCTCCTAGAAAAAATGCATAAATTAGGTATAAATTCTAAGTCCAAGATAAAAAATATCTTAGAACCTCAGACAGTTCTACTTGTTGGTGGCTGGGTTGGTATACTTCCGTGGTTAATGACCTTGACTAACTTTGAATTTTACAAATTGGTACACACACCAGTGCTGATCAATGTTGATTTTGATAAAACAGTTCATGCAGCAGCCAGCAAACTGCTTGATGGTACCGTTGCTTTTAATTACCAAGGGGTTGATAAGGATATTAAGAAATATAATTTTACGCAACATAAAAATCTTATAGTGATTGACACTATTGTTGAGCACTTTAAAGATCATGAAAAATGGATTAAAAGCTTGCCTAAAGGAACGCCGGTTGTGTTACAGGGAAACAACATGTTTGATGCACCTGATCATGTAAACTGTCATCACAGCCTTGAAGAATTTGTTAAGTCGTCTGGGTTAAATACTATACTATGGAGCGGTGAATTGTTACTAAACAAGTGTCTGCGCTTTATGGTTATAGGTATAATATGATATTTGATTCAAGGTTCAAATGTTACGACTTTAAAATTGATATAGAAAAGCTTAAAGAAGAAACACATAAGATATTATGGGATAACACAGTCAATCGTTATCAGCATCAAATATCTTTGCAAACCAATGGCGATACAAACTGGCAGTCTAGTACTGGCAAACACGACGGTGAGGATGAATCCCAATGGGATAAGATTCATCCTCAATTAAAGGGCACTTGGTGGGAAAGCTTTTTGAACAGTTTTCCTTTTAAGGTATACAGGACTAGATTAATGACAATGTATTCTAGAACCTGCTACAGTATTCATACAGACATGAATCCTCGGGTGCATATTCCTATAGTTACACATAAGCAAGCTAGATTTATTTTTACAAATCCGCCTGTGCTCAGACACTTGCCTGCTGATGGCAGTGTATGGTGGGTAGATACAACTAAAGAACATTCTGCAATGAATGGTAGTTTAATTGATCGTATACATCTAGTAATGTGCTTGGTAAACACCAATGAAGAATAACTGATACATACAGGATGAGCCTGCATGTTGAACTAGCATATTCTGACAATATTAATCCATTTTTAAAAGATTACCAAGTTTTCTTTGATCGTATAGCCACAGATGATGCCCCAGCCTTGCCTAATATGGGGCACGACGCCCCAGCTGGACTAATGTATATTGCCCAAAAAAAACTGCGCTGGTTTCAAGGTCAAGGACATATTGCATTTTTGTACGACAGTGATCAAATAGTTGGAGTCAGTTGCGTAGAACATAGTACTTTGCATGTTGAGTTAGGATCTGGTGGTAATCGATGCTGGTTGCTTAAAGAATACAGATCAAACAATGAGGTAAGCAAGCATTTGTTGACTGCCAACCTCGAATGGTGTAGTCAGCAAAGCAAGAAAGGCATGCTGCTATCGTTTAACAATTACAATAAATGGATATACAACACTATTGTCAAAATTAGCAATGGTCTGGGTAGACCACTTGGGCATGTGTGGAGTAATTGGTGGGACAATTGTGTTGTGTTTCCTAGAATGATACGATTATTTAACACACCGCAATGGGCAGTTATTAAACCTGTATCTAATGATTATATTGATAACCTATTTGAAATAGTTTTAGAAATTGACAACAAGTATGGTGTTGTTCGTACAAGTCCTTATGTAAGCATATGATAACAAATACAGAAAACAACCATCTGATATATTACTATAACCAAGATCCTAAACAGATCTGGAGAACGCATGAATTTGATACCACTACAATGGAAATTGGAAACTGCACCCGTAGCCCAATGAGCCTACAAGCCGAATTAATTAGAACTGCTAGAGCATTGTATAAGCAATATCCAGATCTGACACTTTTTATGAGTGGCGGATTAGACTGTGAAATGGCACTGCGTAGTTTTTTAGCAGCCGGAATAACACCAAAGATTGCAACAGTAAAGTTTCACAATGACGGCAACATGCATGATATTGGTCCAATGATGGAGATGCTCAACGGTATGAACATTCCATACAGTATTATTAACTTTGACCTAGAAAATTTTGTTTATTCTGATCGTTGTTATGAAGTTGGTAAAAAATATCAAGCACACACTCTTTATCAGCAAATGTTGCTAGAAGTAGCAGAAAAATTTGCTTATCCAATGATTACT